TAAAGTCCTGAATAGCATCTTTTAACTCTGTATTTATAATAAACTCAATATCGCCAAAATTACTAAAAAGAATTGTATTAAAAAAATTACCACGCATTACTACTGATGGATTTGATTTGCCAACCCTCATAATCGGTTTATATCCGATTAACTCATTTTGAATAAGTTTAAAGAAGTTATGACCTTTTTGTTGTTTGACATCTTCCTTTTGTGAGGTTGCATCTCCATAAATGAATAAACCACTAGCATGAGCAGGATAGATACGCTTAAACTCGTTGCAAACGTCCTTAATCGTGTTTTTAGGATTGATACCTAAGATAGTATTAATTAACCTTACTTGCTTATTAGCTATTTGAAATATTCCACATGGCAAATAAGGATTAACATTTTCATCCCAACTAATATGCAAAGGTAAAGATGGTTCATAATGACATTCTTTGACATGCTTGTCTAAACTAAAGTACTTGTAAAATTCAGCTCCATTGCGTTCCTGTAAATCCCAATTACCTTCAACAAACACTTCATATTCATATCGTGGCATTGATTTTAACGATTCCAAATAGTCTAATGGTATAAATGGATTGTCGGTAATTTTAGATGGTATGTATAACCAATTGTTAGGTAGTGTATCAGTTCGCCATTTGTTATAAATAAGTTCCTTTACCCAGTTGTTTGTTGGATTGCAAGTAGCAAGTATTAATGGTTTAGGTTGCTTATCAATTATATTAGATCCAGCACGCTCAATACATTTGTAGAATGTCTTTTGCTGTAATTCGTTTACTTCTTCTAAAAGAAAGCCGTTAACTTCTAATCCTTTAAATCTATTTAGTTCTTTGTCATCAACGTAATTTTCACCTAAAAATATGATTTGGCTATCATTTTGAAATGTAACCGTTTGCATCTCTTGGTTATATTTTTTAACAAATGAAGTAGGACATATCTTAGTAAATGATGGTATTGTGTTTAGTTTTAATGTTTGTAAGGTAGAACGTATAACAGCCCACTTTGATTTAGGGTACATCTTACATAAAAGTAATAATGCACCTAAACCAGCGAACGTCTTGCCGCCCCTGATACTCCCTCCATACATAATAAAGTTGTAATTATTACTAAATACAGCTTCAAGAAATTCATCTTGTTTAGGGAATGATTCAAATAATACTTGTTTTGACATTAAAGTTTTATTTCAACTCCACCAATTTTAAATACTTGCTCAAGTGATTCATTTTCAGTTACTAAACCGATTAATTGCTTAGGTTTGCCATATCTGTACTCTAACCAACATTTAATTGCCATTGTATCGCCTATTTCAACTTTAGCAGCTAATGACTGCCATACAGTTATTGGAGCTAATGTAGCATCCATTTTCTCAATCATTTGTAATTCATCTGATTTGGGCTTTCTACCTGCACCCTCTCTATTTCCTCCGTGTTTTGACATTTTGATAAAATTTGATTAATCAAATACAAATATATTAAATATTTTTCAAAGTCAATAACTTAAATTCGTCAAGTGATCTGATTAAATGGTATTCATAACCTAAACTCGACACTCGACACTCAAAATCCTTTTGTTCGGCACTTTGCACTCCCTTAGCTATCTTTAATTCAATAAAGCATAGTTTACCATTCGGGAATATAACAACCAGGTCGGATGCTCCCTTTAATAATCCAGTCGCTTTAAAAGTCATAGCTTCACGAATATTCCGAGTTCCACCGTTGGGAATTGAAAATAAAATTGCCCTGGGGTTGTGAGATTTAAGACAGTAGGTATTATTAAACCATAAAAAAATTGATTGTTGGAGATTATTTTCTGTTTCCTGTTTCATGTTTCATTGATTTTTATTGTAAAGACTTTTAAGAATTGATTATTGATTATTATTTTTATTATTACTATTATATAAATATATATATTTATATATATTTTATTAAACAGTGAAACATTTGGTACTTTTGCCAATGATACCAAAGGTTTCCGTGTTTATTTTTTTTTTAAACATTATGAAACAAATTAAACCTAAAACGGTTCAGATTCATCTTTAATGATATTTTCACCTTCTATCGACCATAATATGATACCTCTCTTAGTTCCTCTGTCTACCCTGTACATTTTATATTCAAGTTTATTTTTGGTTAAAACTTCTTTTAGGTCATACTTTGTAGGTTTCAAAATTGACTTAAAATTCAAATATTCTAAAATTTCGCCTTGATTCCAAACTTTTTCAAAGATATGATTTGCTGTTTGTTCAATTGAAAAATGTTTAAAGAATATTTCTTCAATCGGTAAAACGGTTTCATTTTTAGATGAATTTAGTTTTAAATACTCTATTTCGTTTTCAGTTCTTAATATCCATTCAAAACCAGCTTTTAAAAGGTTGTAGGCTTCAATTATAAGACTTGTTTTATCAATAGCAAGCATTTTATCATAATCGACCTTTTCAACGCTTATAGGTAAAATACGGCGGTTTCCTGTTACATCCTTTAAAATATCAATTTCGTTTGTAGTTCCGCAAAGAATAGCACGTCTTTTAAATGTTTTAGCTTCACGCTCGTATGGCCTACGCTGTGTTATAATATTCATATCAGATATAGCTTTATATTCCTTAACATCTTTAAAGGCTTTACCTCCAAATTCATCGTCTAAAACCAATAAGCTATTACATAAAGTGTACATACTATCTTTATCATGACCGTTAATTTTTGCCTCAACAATATATTTATCAAGTTCTTTTGGCATAATATTTCTTAAAAAGCTAGTTTTGCCTGTACCATGTTGTTGGCCAGTAAGAACTAAGGTAAGGGGGCAAACTAATTTTTCATTTTGGTTTGACGTCCAATTATGTAAAGCACCGACAATCCATTTTCTAAAAGCCCAAACATTATATTCACTTTGTGGATAAATACATTTAGCGTATTCTTCAATTATACCAGTGGGGTTTGATTTATTAATATTAAGAAAATCAGTAAGCACATTTATTTTATTTACTTTATTTGAATTTAAAATTGATCGTACATCGTTAATTGGTACGTTAAAATCAAATGATTTCTTTGCGGCCAAATACATATCATTTACCTCTGTATCGGTTAAAACTACTTCATTTAAAATATAAGTAGTGTTTGTTATTAAATCTATTTTAGGTTCGTATGTATTAATTATAAAGTTTTCAAGTTGTTCAATTTCTTTTAATTCCGAATTTACTTCATTTGAATAGTCAACTTTACTTTCAATTAATTCTTTAATAAGTTGCTCATCCTCTTCATTTACTATTATTTCATTAGCAACCAATAAATTTTTACTTACACTTTCAATAGTTGGGTTTCCTTGAGCCTTTGAAATTTTAACACGATTTATTATGTGTTTTGTTTTTTCACTATAAATTTGAATATTAGCTTGTTTGCAGTAATAGTAAAAAGTACCTATTTTAACTTTACCAGTTGAATTTTTACAAAGTCCTTTCCAATCTTTAGAGCATTTTTCACGATTATATTTATTACCAAATTGGCAAATAAAATGGAAAGTTTCTTCGCCACTGATTCCAAATTTATCAAATAAAGATAAACCTACTCTAATATAAGTATGATAATCTTCATTGCATAAATCAATTTGACGTTCTTTAATTTGCTCTAATATAAAGTCAAAATCAGATTTGGTATAAATAAAGTTGGTTTCTTTTGGGGCTTGAAATTTTTTAACCTCTTTAGCTATAAATTTTTTAGCTTTATCATTTACAAAAATATCGGGATCATAACTAAGATACCTTAATCGGTTTCTATTTTTGCACGCCTGGTCTATTGTTATATTATAATTTTTATGATAGTAATCAGCAAGGCCATCAAAGCTATCTTCAAATTTATCGGGGTTAATCCTAACAAAAATACAAAGTCCGTCACCTCCAAATGATTTATGGTAAATGTATGTATAGTCATCGTTTTTAATATCTTCGTTTATTTGGTCGTCAATATCAATAACTATTAAACCATTCATTGATTTAATATTATTATCAGTTTTAGCCCCTTCATTAAGAATAGCAGAGCCAGTAACACATTTAGAGGTGTTTTTTAGTTTCTTATATTCATCTTCATTACCTTTTTGTTTAACAGCCCTTGCTTTTAAAACTAGGTCTTGATTTGTACCATGTTGTATAAAACCGATATAATTATCAATATCAATTTCTTTTTTTGTTTTCGAGAATTGGTTGTCATAATAAGACATTTGAACTTTAGTTGCCATAATAGTTTTCTAGTTTTTCTTTTACTTTGTTAATTAAATATTTATGTGTTCTATTTACTCCACTTGTTAAATCATGTTTACTTCTAAAATGACTATAAGATATTTTAATCATTTTAGTTATTTTATTATCTAAACGTCCATCGCTTAAATTAGATAAATATTGTTCTTTACTTATTCTATAATATCTAAATAAATCAAATATTTGATTAATCAATATTCTATAAGCAAAGTTTAAATCTTCATTTTGCGAAATTGTATAAAGATATATTTTTTCGGGGTTCGGTAAAGGTATGGCTTTTATTGGCTTTGTAACAATTGAATCTTCTATTTTTTCACGTTCTTTTTTTTCTTTTACCTCAACTGGTGTTAAGCACTCAGGACAAACATCAATAGTTTTTGGAAAAATACCACCGCATGCTTCACATGTTTGTAAATCTTCTAAATCCTCTTTTTTTGATTTTTCTTTTTCTTTACCTTCAAAAAATAAACGTCTCCAATCCCTGGTATTATCTGACCATTCATTGTGCCTATCTACATTGCCACCGCCATCTATTACAATAAAACTATCTTTATAAATTTTGGTTGTTGAGCGGCCTCCACGACCTACAATTTGAAGCCATAAAGAAAGCGAAGCTATTGGTCGATTAACAATTATTGCTTCTACCGTTGGATCGTCAAAGCCAGTTGTTAATTTACCGACATTACAAAGTATTCCGTTTTGATTATTTTTAAACCATTCAATTACATTTTTATCACTTTCACAATCATTAACACTATCTATCATTTTAATATTAGTGTAACCAGCTTCTATAAATTTATTATAAACTAAAAGATTTGCTTTTGTAGAGGCATTAAAAACCATTGTTTTTTTACCTTCGCATATTTCTTTATAATTTAAAACGACATTAAATAAAGCATCTTCGTTATTATAAGCCTCATTCATTGATGCTTCTGTATAGTCACCGCTTTTAGCATCTATTTTTAAATTTGAATTATCAGTATAATTTTTAACAAATGATAAATCTTGAACTAATTTACCTTCATTTATTAAATCCTGAATTGATGCTCCTACAACAATATCGTTATAAATTTCAGACATAGTAAATGGTCTGGTCCATTCAATAACCTCATCGTTGCAACACTTAGTTAATACTTCATATCTAGTTTTACAATGTTGGCATTTATAAAATGTAATTTTCTTTTGAACTATTGGGGTTGCTGTGCATCCTAATATTTTAGCAAATGGAAAAAATTTAAAAACTTTATCAAAAATTAACCAATGGCATTCGTCACAAATAACTAAATCGACATCCCTAAAAAAATCCTCATTATCATTTAATCGGTTGTTAATAGTTTGAATCATGCCAACATAAACATTACAATTATGTTTTAATTTTTTTACATTACTTGTAATTGATTCACAAGTTAATCCAATTTCATTTAAAGATTTTACTGTTTGATTTATTAACGGTTCCCTGTGACAAAGTATTAATACTTTCTTATTAGTTTTTTCAACCCAAAGTTTAGTTAAAAAAGAGAATACAAAAGTTTTACCGCCACCTGTTGGCAATTGATAAAGCACTCTTTGATTAGTTTGGAATTTTTCTAAAATCTCATTAATAGATTTTTGCTGGTGTTCGTATGGTTTAATCATAAATAAAAATGCCCGAATAAATCCTTGGGATCTCACGCCAATTCATTATCCGAGCAGTTTTAATGTCGTTAATTACCGTATTTATTGAGATCGTAATTTATGCAAATATAACTATTATTTCAATACAAAACACAAATCAATAAAAATATATTTAGGCAACAAAAACTATTACATTGATAATCAAGCAGTTATGTGAATTATTAAAAATAAATTTGTTTATTAATTAAATTGTATATACATTTGTATCATATTAATAACTTAAAAATTAAAAACATGAAAGCAACTAAAGAAACAATCAGACAAAAGTATTCAATTTTAACATCTAAAATTATTTATAATATTTATGAGCCAGTTGGTGCTTATGAATTAGAGTTCAAATCTTTTTTAAATAAATTAAATAAAATAACTAAGCAAACTAAAAAAAATGATTTAGAATATACTTTACAAGAAATGTATCTTAACTATACACGATAAACTATGACACACATATCAGTACGCTTTCCATCGGATTTAGATAAAATTAAAACAATGGATAAATTTAAAAAAGCAGCAAAGAAAAACAAAACAACGGCAAATAAATTAATTATTAACTTTATAAAAAACTACAAATGATACCTTTAATACTACTAATAGCCTGCATATCAATTATTAACTTTATGTATAGAGAATGGAAATCGCAACAATAATAAAAGCCCAGTGGTGGGACAATTTTAACTTTGAACTTTACATTAAATATTTAAAAGCTAAAAGTAAAATATAACGTTTTGCGGCTTGGCGAAGGCTGCCTAACGGATGCTCAATTTTCGCACAAATTTCAATGGCAGCTTTTGCCAAACCGCTGTTACCTGCTGGGCGGTTTATCAGTAGGAACTTAAAAATAATA